GCAATAGCAGACGGCATAAAAGGGGCTGTTACATCTGCTGTTAATAGCGTGTTATCTACTGCTACAAGGATTATCAACGGCTTTATAAGTGCTATTAACTTTGCTATTGACATAATTAACGCAATACCGGGTGTAAATATCAAACGCTTAGAAAAATTAAATGTGCCGCAAATGGCAAAGGGCGGCGTGGTAGATAGTGCTACATTAGCCGTAATTGGCGAACGTGGTAAAGAAGCCGTAATGCCATTAGAGAATAACTTAGAATGGCTTGATAAGTTGGCAGGAATGTTAAACGATAGAATGGGCGGCACACAGCCTATTGTGTTAAATGTTGATGGTAAGCGGTTCGCAGAAATCAGCGTAGATAGTATTAACAACTTAACCCGGCAAAGGGGTAGTATTCCCCTTGTATTAGCATAAGGGGGTAAATTATGGCGTATTTCAAAATAAATAATACTGACATATCACAATACGTTAGCGGCTTGAAAGTCAGTAAAGCCGCTAACTACTCAGCGCAAACCAATGCGGCGGGTAATACGGTAGTAGATTATATAAATACTAAGCGGACAATAGAAGTAACTGTTATACCTATTGATGATGCCGCAATGAGAACCATAGAAACATTGTTAGCAAATATAAACGTGCTAATAACATACAGAGAACCGCGAACGGGCACATTAACTACACTAACGGCAATAATACCAGCGCACGAAATAGAATATTATACGATACAAGCGGGAAATGTAATGTATAACGCTATGGAATTAACATTTACAGAGTTATAAGGGGGTTAAGTATGCTTACAACTGATACAACAATATTAGAAGCCTATAAAAACCCTGTAAGACAAATCAGCGCGGAAATAATCGTATATGATGGCGATACTGTAAAAACCCGCTTTTATGATACTACTGTTATTAAATCAATCACATTAGAGCGCACAAGCGAAACTAATAAGTTTTTCGGGTTTGGTGTATGTCATAAGGCAAACATAAAAGTTATAGACGTGGAGCGCAGCATAGATATTAAGGCAAAAGATGGGCTAACTATTGATATAAAGAATGGCGGCAACGCCCTACGCATTGCGCCCCGCCTTTATGTTACTCAGGTTCATAGAGACGAAATAACAAACGAATTATCTATAACAGCCTATGATAGGCTATATGAAGCAGCAGCACACACGGCAAGCGAATTAACAATAGAATACCCTGCCACAATAGCAGATTATGCGACACAGGCAGCAGCGTTATTAGGTTTAGGCGTTTTCTACTACGCAGAAAACACGGCTTTTAATGTTTCATATGAAACAGGGGCTAACCTTGACGGCGCGGAAACCATACGCCAATTGTTAGACGCAATCGCGGAAGCAACGCAAAGCATTTACTATATCAGCCGTTATAATACGCTTGTCTTTAAGTCAATGGATATAGACGGCGCAGCCGCATACACCATAGGCAAAGAACAGTATTTTAACCTTGATAGCGGCGATAATAGACGATTGGCGGCTATCTGCCATACTACGGAATTGGGCGATAGTATAACGGCAAAGTTAGAAGTAAGCGGCACAACCCAATATGTGCGAGATAACCCGTTTTATGAAATGCGGGACGATACACATAGTTTGTTAGATGCTGCTTTGTCTGCTATTGGTGGTATGACTATCAACCAATACGAAATAGATTGGCGCGGAAACCCCGCAATAGAAATAGGCGATAAGTTAGCCATAATCAAGAAAGACGGCACAACCGCCCTAACTTACCTATTGGATGATACTTTAACCTATGACGGCGCATTATCACAGCGTAGCCAATGGCGTTATGAGGATGAAGCAGCGGAAACCGCAGAAAACCCTACTAACTTAGGTGAAGCACTCTATAAGACGTTCGCAAGGGTTGATAAGGTTAATAAGCAAATAGACATTGTAGCAAGCGATACGGAAACCAATGCTAACAATATATCAGCAATACAATTAAATACAGAAAGCCTATTAGCATCCGTTACAAAGATTGAAGAAAACGTTAATACTACTATTGAGGGCGTAAATGGAGAAATTGAAACCCTTACACAGAAAGTAAATGCGGCAATGACTGCTGAGGGCGTTAAACTATCAATTCAAGAGGAATTAGCAAACGGCGTAAATAAAGTATATACAGAAACAGGATTTGCTTTTGACGCAGACGGATTAAGGATTAGTAAGACGGGTAGCGAAATGGAAAGCCTATTAGACGAGGATGGGCTTAGCGTTTATCGTGATGATGTGGAAGTATTAACCGCTGATAATGTCGGCGTTAATTGTATTAACGTCAATATACGTCAATATCTAATGGTTGGTGATAGCCGTTTTGAAGCCTACGGGGCAGGGCGAACAGGCTGTTTCTGGATAGGAGGTTAATAAATGGCTACACAAGGGCAATTTGATACAAGTAAATGGGTAGGAACTTATGGCAATAGATACTTAACGTTCTATTGGCGTAAAGAATCCATAGACGTAGCAGCACAAACCACTAAAATATATTGGTGGTTGATGATGAACGGCACAAATACAAGTCAAGTAACGTGCCAACCATTTCAAATACAGATAGATGGTGAAACCGTCTATTATAGCAATACCCGCACGAAATACGGGCTTTATGAAGAAATCGCAGATGGTTATACAACCATACAGCATAACACAGACGGAACTAAAACATTTAGTGTTAGTGTGCGCGGCGCAATTTATAGCAGTAGCGTAAATGTTACAGGTAGCGGGAACTTCACCCTTGAACCAGTAGGAAAGGCTAAAATCATAGCCGCCCCTAACTTTACCGATGAAGATAACCCAACCATAGCGTATGAAAATACCGTAGGAAATACTATTACATCCCTATGGGCGGCAATTAGTCTAACAGGTGAAACGCCTGATATACCATATAGGGAAGTAGATATAAACGGCGGTAGTTATACATTTAACCTAACCGCAGCGGAAAGAAAGATACTTAGAGCCGCCACACAGGGCAGCAACAGCCGCAAAGTTAGGTTTTACTTGCGCAGTATCGTAGGGGAAGAATACTTTTTCTCTTGGATGGAAGTTACCTTTACAGTAGTAAATGCTAATCCAACAGTTACGGCAAGTGTAATAGATACTAACGCAACTACAAAAGCACTTACAGGCGATGCCGCAACCCTAATTAGATACCATAGCACGGCATATGCTAATATGGCGGCAACAGCCTACAAAGAAGCCACAATAAAAACGAATGTTATAGAATACAATGGCACACTAACAAGCAATACAACGAAAACCGTAACAAACGTAGAAAGTAATGTGTTTTCTTTTATTGCGTCAGATAGTCGCGGCAATACGGCTAATAAAACAATTGTAGCCCCTATGATTGACTATATAACGCCAACAGCTAACATAGATACGGCGCAGCAAATGACAGCAGAGGGCGCATATACTTTAAGTGTAAGCGGTAATTATTACAATGATACATTTGGTTATACATCAGCAGCCGCCGCAAATACTCTAACAGTATATTACCGTTATAAGGCGCAGGGCGGCAGTTATACAGGATGGGTAACAATGTCCCCAACCATAAGCGGCAACACATACAGCGCAGTTAAAACATTTACCGGGTTAGATTATCGCACGGCGTATGTATTCCAATGCCTTGTAGTAGATAAGTTAAATACTATACAATCAACAGAAATAACCGTTAGAAGCCTACCTTTATTTCATTGGAGCGAAAACGACTTTGTTTTTGAAGTGCCTGTTACCTTTAATGCGGGTGCTGAGGGTATCACAGGCGGCGGCACAAGTAGCGGCGGCGAATGTGCTATACAAGACGGCACATATACAGGAGACTTAAAAGTAACAGGGGATTTATGGTTAAAAGGCAGCGGAAACTATGGTAATACAATTTACTTTGGTGATAAGACTTATACTTATATACAGGAAACCCCTGACGATACCTTAAACATTAAGGCAACAACTATAAACCTACAAGGCACTAACATTAAGGTTAATGGTTCGCCTATTGGTAGCGGCGGCGATAGTGGTATAACAAATGGAGTATATACAGGCAACTTAAATATAAACGGTAATTTACTGATAAATGCCGGCACAAATGGAAGTATATTATACTTTGGTGATAATGGGGAAACCTATATACAATCAGTAACAGATGGCGGCGTATTAACCATTGAATCAACTAATATAAACCTAAACGGCAATTTATATAACAATGGAAACCCTATTGGAAGCAGTTTCTCAGGAACATGGACGCCCTCTTTCGTAACAACGGGCGCGGTTAATTCTTATAGTGTGCGTCAAGGATGGTTTCAAAAGGTTGGTAACGTTGTTACTATTGGTTGGCAGATTAAAGCCACAATGAATACAGGTTATAGTAGTTATACCGTAGCAATTAGCGGATGCCCTTTTACACCTACTGTATCAGCATTTGGCGGCGGCGTAGCGCATAACATATACTTTTCACCCGGCTTTAACTTTGAAGGTTGGACGATAGGCACAAACGGACAAATAGAAGCAAGAGGACAGCCCTGTAATGAAACAGCAGCAGCAAACCTAAATATAACAAGTTACGCCTATTATCCTTATGGTTCAAATAATAGTGTAATGACGTTAGCAGGGACTATAACATTTATGACAAGTAATTAAGGGGGTATTATATGGACGCGATTTTAGCAGCAGTAACGCAAGTAGGTTTTCCTATTGTTTGTGCGGGTGTTATGGGTTGGTTTATATATAAAATCTATGTAAATACCACAGAACAACAAAAGGTAAATATGGAGAAGGTTCAAGCCCGATGCGCGGAACGTGAAGAAAAGTTATATAACTATATTGATAAGGCGCAGGAGATTAACGGGCAAGCAATAGCAACAATAACTTTGTATGCTGAAAGATTGGATACAATACAAGCAGACGTAAAAGAAATAAAGGAACGCTTACAATAAGCGTTTTGTAGAACGCGCTGAGAACGCGCGAAAGGGTAGTAGGTAATACAATTCCCTTATTGACTTAAAAACAAACGATTACAGCGGGACGTGCGAAACGTCCCGCCTTTTTTTGTTAGTGCCGGATAATCTAACCAATAGCGGATTAACCGTAATTGGCTTTTCCGCTGCCTATGTGGTATGATGTGGCAAAGGGAGTTGATTATACTATGTCGGTTATCCGCATACATAAAACTAAAAATTTTACGGTAATGAGTAATTACCACTTCAAAGAAAAGAAAATGTCATTAAAGGCAAAGGGGTTATTATCCTTAATGCTAAGTCTGCCCGATGATTGGGAATACAACGTAGCCGGGCTTGTGCGCTTGTCTAAGGATGGGAAAGACAGCGTTATGTCTGCGCTACAAGAGTTAGAAAAGTTTGGTTATCTTAGCAGGGCGCAGCAGTTTAACGAAAAGGGGCAATTTAGCGGAGTAGAGTATAACATATACGAACAGCCGCAACCGGAAAACCCCGTTACGGTAAAACAGGATGCGGCAAGCCCTATATCGGTAAATCAGGATGCGGAAAACCCGCGACAATTAAATACTATCCTTATAAAAGAAAAAGAGAATAAAAGTATTAAAGAATCAAACACTAACGCAATCACAGATGAAGATATGTATGCGCTATTGGTAGAAATAGATGATATTGAATTAGCAGAACTTTACCGGGCTTATACGGAATGGAGAAACACAACAGATAGCCCATTAACAAAGCAGGGCTTAGAAATGTTAATTAAGCGTTGTGAAAGGTTAAGCGGATTTAACGTAAGCATACAGAAAGCGATGGTAGAAACAAGCCTTATACAAGGATGGAGAAACGTTTTCAGCCCTAAGCAAGAGGAAATGAAAGGCGTTAATGAGGTATTAGAAGAACACGGGAAAATCTTATTTGGTGATTAGACGGCAGGGGTAGGGGTTAGCCCCTGCCCTTTTTTTTGATGGCAAAACTGCCTAACCCTGACTACTAACAGGGGCGTGTGGCGATGAATTTTTATGCGTAGGTTGTGTCACCTTTGTAGTAGGTTGTGTCACTTTTGTAGTAGGTTATGTCACCTGTTCGTAGGTAATGTCACCTGAGGTTCGTAGGTTATGTCACTTTTTGTAGTAGGTTATGTCACCTGAAAAAAAATCCCTACAATATATCGCGCGCGCGCGAAAACATCTCTCTTACAGAGAGAAGAAAACAATATTATGTAAAACAGATGTAGCGCACACGCGCGAGAGAAAAAAAGAGTAAAGAGCCACATAGGGAACAGGTGACAGTATGAAAAAATATTTTTCTCAAAGTGTCACTTTATGTATTGTAACTAACTGTTATTTATGGTAGAATAGTAGTGGGCTAAAATGCCTATTGAAACTTGACTTATAAATATCTACAAAGCATTTGCGTAGCACTTACTTATGATTAAGAAAGGAAGGTATAACAATGATTAAAATTAAGGATTTGAAAAAGGGCGAATACTTCACGCTTAAACAGATTGATGAACCGAAAGAGAGCCAAGTATATGTCCGTGGCGAGTATGATAAGAGCGAACGCAAGTATGAATGTTATAAATGGGATGATGTAAATAATACCCGTTTTTACAAGGGCGAAAAAGAAGTCTATACCGACTTCACATTTTAAGCCAATAGGCAGAAAGGACAAAATACAATGGCTAAATGGGATGATACAAAGCGGCGTAGAAATATGCTAATTGTTAAGCCTAATGAATTAGCACAAAAGAGCCGTAGTTTGCTAACAAGTCAGCAAATTAACATTGTAGAATATCTATTATCGTGTGTCCGAAAGAATGACGCGGCAGATACCGTCTATGCCTTTGATATTAAAGAATTTTGTGCGGCGTTTGGGCTTGATGAAAGAAACGGCACACATTACATAGAATTAAAGCAGGAACTAAAAAATATAGCAGATGTGTCCTGCTGGATAGTTGAGGGTAAAACACATAGCCTATTTAGATGGCTTGATACAGTAGATATAAATACAGGTAGCGGTATTATACAAGTATCTTTCCATCAAACAGTAAGAAAATATATTTTCAATCTAAACCCAAAAGAAGGATATAATCCATATACCCTTGCTAATGTCGCGGCATTGAATGGTAAAACGGGTAGAAATAAATACCCGAAATTAGTATATTTCTTTCTCCATAGTTATGTAGAGCAGGGCGGCATTACCGTTACAGTAGAAGATTTTCGGAAAATACATTGCCCCACAGAATACACAGAATTTAAGGATATTAACAGGCGCATACTCAAACCCGCACAGGATAAGATAAACGAATTAACAGATATAACATTTTTCTATGAGCCATACAAACAGATAGGAAGCAAAAGTTATACACATATAAAATTCACCATCTATCGAAAACAGGGAGAAAAAGCATTAAAGGAATTAGAAATAAAGCAAGATATAGCGATTGATGGCGAACATATCCCCGATTTACCTTTTTAACCAATGGAAAGGATAAGTATATATGGCAAAGAAACGGTATAGCCTAACGGTTAAATGTAGCGAATGTGGATGCTACTACACAGAGCGTAACATAGAAGCAGCAGTAGCAGTCAATGAGGGGCAGAAAAAAGGCTTATGTAATGACTGTTATATAGAACAGGCAAAAGCACACTATGCCGCATTAGAAGCACAAATATTTGATGGTATAGTATTTCCCGTTATGAGGGGCAGCGAAAAGCAAATAAAATGGGCTGAGCGTTTGCGTAAGCATTATGTGCTTGATAGATTGGCTATTGGTGTTAGGGCAATTGATATTAACTTACTCTTGCCATATGCCACACAGGCGGCAACGTGGATAAAGAACCGGGCATTAAATACTCAGGATATGACAAAGGTGTTGCTAACTGTTTATAGAGAAACAACCATTAGTGAAATTGAAGAAGAATAATGTAAGCAACGGCAACGAACGCAACCAAAATTGACATTGCCCTTCACAGCCCTTCTAAGCCCCTTCTCAGCCTTTCTAACTCTCCTTGATATATTTGTCAGGGTATGGGGTTGGAAGGGCAGGAAGGGGCGTTTTCAATCGTTTTCGCAATACATAAAAGTAACCCCTGCCAACTTGACTTGCTGGCAGGGGCATTTTATTATATCGCACTATGTGAAGCAGAATTAAGCGTTCTGCGCGGCGGCAGCGGCTCTATCGCGGAAAGTTTCCTTAGCGACTTTGCCCTTAGGTTCAAGTTTGAGGACTTCCTTTGCGAAAGCAGTCTTAACTTCAAAGAAGGTAATGGGCTTATGGACGATAGTGGGCTTCTTAGTCTTGTCAGCCTGCCAAGTCAGCTTATTAGCATCGTATGTGCCGTCCTTAACATTCTTAGCAGTCTTTTTCATGGGCTTTTGAACCTTAGGATACTTCTTTTGAGTGGTAGTCCTGCCGCAAATTTCGTTGTACTCTGCCTGCTTCTTCTCCTTAGCAACCATCGCAACAAAGGCGGGCTCCTTCATATCCATAATCTGTTCGAAAGTGTATTTAGCCATAGTGTAAAACCGTCCTTTCTTTTTATGTGTGCCGCAAAGAACATATAACAGCGTCAAAGCAAATCCTATCACACAGGCGTTATAGACGATGCGGCACGGCAATATAATACGCCTATTGGTAGTATAATACAATGTATGATTTGGTAAAACAAGAAAAAATTTTTATTAGCCCCAATGATACCATTGGGCAAAACAGGAAAATCATATAACAAGAAATTTTATATATAAAGAGGGAAAACACGGGGGGCTTAACGGTATATTATATATACGGTTTTTCGCTAACGCTCAAACCTATATATAATATACCTTATAGCCGCCCCACAAGTGGGGACGGCTAACATAAACCAATAGAAAACAAGGGAAAACACCTATATAGCCCTTAAACGCACATAAACGCCCTTCTAAGGCGTTGTAGATTTACCCTTATATTAACCCGTCTAAAAGCGTGGGCGAGATTGTACGCGAATTGCTATAAAATCGTGGTAACAAAAGCAACCATAACATACATTGTCTATTGTGGCTGTTGGATAATACCATATATGCTATTATATGTTTCACGTGAAACAATTGATAAACAAAGGGAAAACCATTATAATAGGCTTAACCGCACATATATAAAAGGGTATCAGCGTGGAAAAGATTTTTAAGGCTACCGGGAAAAAATCTGCTACATTGATACCCTTTTTAAGCACTTCATATATGATTCTTAAAGAATCAAATAATCATATACATAATAAACCTATAATTAAGATGATTTTTAACGCTGCGCGTAAATAGATGTGTAACATATAAAAAGTCGTGAAGCCGCCGTTATAACCTACTCTTGCTATTGGCGTGGAAAAATTTTTTTACGCACGGGAAAAAATCTGCTTGCGGCATACCCTTATAAAACACTTATACGATGTAGAGGGGTGGGGTTCGCGCCCTGCCATTTTCGCGCGTTGGGTTGGTGTGGTATATCACAGGGTTAGCCCTTGCCGTCAAAATTTGAAAAATTCAAAAAATTTTGTTATAATATTATTGTAAGTTTGAGAAAGGGCAATAAGCCCACGACAAGAGAAAGGAAAAAACTAATATGACTATTGAAGTTAAGATTGGCGGCACAGGTAACAAAGAACTGATTAAAAAGATGGCAACTATTGAGTGCTATGATGAATTTAACGAATTGTGTAATATCTACGGATGGGATGCGGCAATTAGTGCTTTTGTAGAAACTAATGATTACTTCTATAAAGAAGGATTTGTAGAAGACGTGGTAGAATTTGCTAACTCGCGTATTATAAATTATATTGATGAAGCTATTAACGAAAAGAACGACGCAAACGCTGCTTAAATGAGAAAGGAAAAAAGAAGTATGAAGAAGTATTTGTATTGGGTACTAATTGAAGTAATGACTAATAAGGACAATACAAAACAATGGTATAGAGTTAATGCCGCAAATGATGATGAAGCCGTAAAAAAGGTATTTAATAATAGTATGATGATTAACGGCGTAGATACTATTGCTAAGGTATTAACTATTCAAAATGAACCGCCTGTATATGTTTATGAAATTGATTAAAATTTTTTGAAAAACTCAGGACAAAACAGGAAAACGATATACATATAAATTTTTATATATAGTGAAGGGGCTACCCTTCACATATTGAGAATGGAGGAAAAATTTATGTTAAGTGAATTTGAAAGAAACTTAAATGCTGAAAGAAAATTACAACTTCTCTATTGGACTATTGAAAACCTTAGAACCAATGAAGAAGATGAAGCATTATTAACTACATTCAACCTATTACAGAACTTTTGTTATACTGATGGAATGTATAAAACATTGGTAGATAAATGGGAAACAATAGAAGAAGAAGGGATAGAAGAAACAGAGAAACTTTTACCCTTACATTATGGCAATATGAATAGATAAGCAGGGGCAACCCTGCTATATGGGAACATAGCACAATAGGTAAGTGCGGCAGTCTTATAAACTGTTGATTTAAGGTTCAAATCCTTTTGTTCCTACCAACGGCATAAAGCCGTATATAAGGATATCCTACGCAAGGGCAAGCGTGGTAAATTAAATGCCCATAGTATTCATAAGGCTTTGAAAGCCGTTTTTTCCTTCCTTTCTCAGGGGGCAAGCAGTAATTGCTTGCCCCTTTTGTATTGGAGAAAAGAAGGAAGAAAAGAGTAAGGAGGAAAAAAACAATGTTTTACGATGATTTGGCTATTGGAAAGCGCGGCGAAAAGTTAGTTAAAGATGCTATTGCCGCACGGGGACACAAAGTAGAAGATTTAAGCAATATTTAGGAATATCAAGACTTAGATATAGATTTACGCCTAACTGATAAAAAAGGCGTATCAATCACAATGGAAGTTAAAAACGATATAAAAAGTAATTACACAGGCAATGTATTTATTGAAACCTATAACCGCAACAACGTAAAACGGGGCGGCGATGGTTGGATTTAGTATTGTGAAGCAGACTATTTATGCTTTGTTTAGGAAGATAAGCGGGAAGCGCACATAGTAAGGCGTGATGAACTTATAAAGCATTGTTGGAATAACGATTATAGACAAAGCAATAGCGACTTTTCGCGCGGCTACTTAGTGCCTGTAAGTAAGTTAAAAGAGTATAGCAGTTATTTTTGCTTATAGATTGGGGGTTACGATTGGTAATGTGGATTGCGGTATTATGGATGCTATTAGCAATGGATTGTGTGCCGTGGTGGGTATGGGTTATATTCGGCGGCAGTTGGTTCTACAATTGGTTCATCAAAGATTGAAAAATATAATACATTATAATAATATAACTATGGGAGGGGGCAATTATGCCTTCTCCCTTTTGTATAGGTGGTGATTATTTTGTCAAGAAAAGCGGGTTTAACAAGAAAAGAAAAGGCATTTTGCGAACTATACGCATTAGAAAATTATAGCGCGGTAAGAGCCTACGAAAAGGCATATGGATGCGAATACAGCACAGCAGCCGCACAGAGTTGCCGCACAATGCGCCGCCCACAGGTGAAGGAATACATAGAGCAATTACAGAGGGAAGCGTGGGAAGCGGCTTGTATCACGGCTGAAAAAGTAGGTATGAAGTTAGCAGAAATGGCATTTGCCGCAAAAGATGATGAAAATTACACACCATCTATACAGTTAAAGGCAATGGACTTATTACAGAAACAGATGGGGCTACAACATCAAAAGATAGAAGCGGAAGTCAATACAGACATAAATATAACCATTGAGGAATGATTATCTTGATATGTATAAAAAGTATTAGACTAATAGATTATTTGTGGGAGCGTGGATGTATTCCCGCATTTGAAACAAGCGCAGCCGCCTATTACTTTATTACGGCTGATTTACATATGTTATTAGAAACCTATTACATAAGATATTATTGTATCCCTAACATAAAGGAGCGTTAAAAGTGAAAACTAATATAGGAATGGTAGAGTATGCGTTAGCACAAGTAGGCAAGCCCTATTGGTGGGGAACATATGGCAGCGGCGCAAGCAAGAGTTATTACAATGCTAAAAAGAAGCAATACCCCAACTATTATAAATGGATTTATGACGCAGCCTTAGACGGGGTAAAGGTTCATGATTGTATAGGGCTTATCAAAGGCTATTTGATGTGTGAAAGCCCAACAGACACAAAGCCTAAATATAATAAAGATTTAGATATGAGCGCAAGCGGGATGCGCCGCAGATGTAAGGTTAAGGGCGATATAAAGACAATCCCTGATGTGCCGGGACTATTGGTATTTAGTGAAGGGCATATTGGCGTATATGTCGGCGGCGGTATGGTAGTAGATGCGCGAGGGCATAGCAAGGGCGTAGTTCATAAGCCGTTATCAAATCATAAGTGGGAAGAATGGGGCGTATGTCCTTTCTTTGAATATGATAGAGCAGTAGTTAGCAATAACTCAGCAGCGAAAGAGGAAAACAGCAAGGGAGAAGGGCAAAAAGTGAATATTACAGTAAGGGTATTAACTAAGGGAAGCACAGGCAAGCAAGTTAAGGCGTTACAACACCTATTGATGGCATACGGCTATAAGTTGCCTAAATACGGGGCTGATGGTTCATTTGGTAATGAAACCTTAGCAGCCGTTAAGCAGTATCAAAAAGATAACGGGCTAACAGTAGATGGAAGCGCAGGAAAGCAAACCTTAACAAGCCTATATGGGGCATAGGACATTGGCACAGATTAACCTAAACTTAAAAAAGGGTTTGTTTGTGCCTAAGTTTTATCCCTATCTATTGGACTATTCGGCAAGATGGCAGGTTTTTATGGGTAGTGCGGGAAGTGCTAAATCATACTTCATAACGCAAAAACTTATAGTAAGGGCTTGCCGCGAAAAGGTTAAAATCCTTGTATGCCGTAGAACAGCAACCACAATACGCAATACTTGCTTTTCACTCTTTAAGGACATAATAGCAAAATGGCAATTAACGCCCTATGTGAAGATAAGAGAAACCGATTTTAATATTAAATTCCCTAATGGAAGTGAAGTGATTTTCATTGGGCTTGATGAAGAAACAAAACTCTTATCCTTAAACGGGATAGGGGTTATTTTCATAGAGGAAGCATTTGAAGTGCCTAAACCAATAGTAGAGCAGTTAAACCTACGCTTGCGCGGCAGCACACCTAACCAACAAATCATTATGGCATTTAACCCAATCAGCAAAAACCATTGGTTATACGACTTTTGCGAGATAAACCCGCCTTCATCCTTTCAATTCATCCACAGCACATACAAGGATAATCCTTTCTTAAACGCTGAGTATATCGCGGAATTGGAAGAACTCTATACCCGCAACCCGGCGAAAGCCCGCATATTCTGCGATGGTGAATGGGGCGTAGATGCTGAGGGGTTAGTTATTACCAATTGGCAGGAACAATCCTTTGATGCTATGGAATTGGCGGCAAAGGGCTATGAACTTAGATACGGCTTAGATTTAGGATGGGTAGATAAAACCGCAATTATCTTTACGTTATTCGATAAGGAAAACAAAACTATTTATATATTCAAAGAATACTATAAAAGTGGTAGCCAATTAGCAGACATAGCAGCAGCCGCGAAAGATATGGGCGTAGGTAAAACAAAGATATATGTAGATAGCAGCGAACCCCGTAGCATCCAATACTTTAAGCAAGAGGGTATTAACGCTGTTGGCTGTGCTAAGGGTAAAGATAGCGTTAAATTGGGCTTAATGTTTCTACAAGATATGAATATTGTGGTTCATCCCTCTTGTAAAAATATGATTATGGAGTTAAGCAACTTTTCATACATCAAGAGTAAACAAACGGGAGAATATACAGAGGACACAACACACGAATATTCCCACGCAATAGATGCTTGCCGCTATGCTTATAGCGATATATATACAAGCACTAAACTAAAAACAATTAGCAAGGCTACATTCTCAATATAAATAAAGGGGTGAAAGAATGTTAGAACTATATAACGGCAGGGAACACTTCTATCAATGGGATTTGAACCAACGTGTAATAGTAGGGGACGGCATAAAATGCGTTCATTACGATAACGGCACAGGTGATGCCCTTGTATGTGAAGTGTATTCTTACAATGGGGTAATGGTGGCAGATGTGCCTAACATAATGCTACAAAACGTATGGGCTATTAAAGCCTATGCCTATTGCGGCGAATGTGTAAGGGCAGAGCGTATATATAACGTAGAGAAAAGAAGCCGCCCCGATGATTACATTTATACAGAAACACAGGTTTGGACTTATCAAGAAATAGAAAGACGGCTAACAGACTTAGAGAACGGCATAATAGCGGATGTAGATTTATCAGGATATTACACAAAAGAAGAAACAGACGCGGCTATTGATACTGCTATTGATGCTATAACGGGTGTAGATTTAAGCAACTACTATACAAAAGAACAGACTAATACCCAAATCAGTAATGCCCTAACACCATACGCAAAACAAACACAGTTAAATGGGTTAGCAAGTGAAACCTATGTAGATAACGCAATATCCACAATAGATATGACGGGCTATTATACAAAGGCAGAAACAGATAAGGCAATAAATGCGGTAAAGCCGGATTTAACGCCATACGCAAAGAAAACAGATATAGCAGATATGGCAACGCAAACTTATGTAGATGATGCTATTGGAGCAATACCCGCAACAGATTTAAGCAACTACTACACGAAAACACAAACAAACACAGTAATAACAAACGCTTTAACGCCTTATGCGAAAAAGACGGAACTGCCAACTACTGAGGGTTTAGCAAGTGAAACATATGTAAATCAACAGATAGCCGCCATACCTAAAACAGATTTAAGTAATTATTACACAAAAGAGCAGACAACAGCGGCAATAAATGCGGCAAAACCTGATTTAACACCATACGCGAAAACAAAAGATTTAGAGGGTTTAGCAAGTGAAACCTATGTAGATAACGCAATAGAGAATATACCTGATGTTGATTTATCCCCTTATGCGTTGAAAAAAGATGTGCCAAGTATAGAGGGATTAGCAACAGAAAAATATGTTACTGATGCTATTGGAGCGATACCGCCAACAGATTTATCTAACTACTATACAAAGGCACAGACAAACACGGCTATTAACAATGCTAAACCTGATTTAAGCCCATACGCGACAAAGGCAAATAGCGAAAATTGGGTGTTTACGCTTAAAGACGGCACAACAATTACAAAAAAGGTGGTATTGGCATAATGGATTTAAGCAACGTAAAGAAAATTACTATTGACGCAGGGGAAGTAAAACAGATAGAAATAAATGGTGTAATAGTATGGAAAGGCGGTTATACAAACTTAATTCCTACTTCTATTGACACAAAAGGCAACATCTACAACGGCATGGGCTATAAGGATGGATACCGCATACGTTCAAGCGGAGCAGAAGCAGAAATAGCAGATGGAGCATGTACGGGATATATTAAAGTAAATGGTGGGGACGTTGTGCGTGTGACGGGGTGTGATGTAACAAAAGCATATAATACCAATGCGATAAATGTTTATGACGGTTCATTTAATAATTTAGGGCAGATAGTAGCCAATTATAAAAGTGCTGGATATGGCATATTTGCTACATCAGGAGCATATGTGGCGTATTGTTGGGACTCAGGAAAAATAGAAAATGGCGTTTATGAATGGACTGTGCCGCCATCTGAATCTGGTATTGCTTATATCCGCGTAACAGGATACATAGGCACTTCAACAGGTGGAAATATGATTATAACAGTAAATGAAAAAATAGAAGAATGAAAAAGGGGTGAAAAGAATAAATGTTCTACATAAACCCAAATACAGAACTAACAGCGGAACTCTTACAAAAGATGTTAAACCGCTTTAATATTAGCGTATTGCCGCATTTACACAGATATAAAAACTACTATGACGGCAAGCAAGCAATATTAAATAAAACCTATGCCGATGCTGATAAACCGTGTAGCCGCACGGTAATAAACTATATGAAGAACATAGCAGACGCATACTGCGGTTATATGGCTACACCCGGCTATATTAGTTATCTAAGTGATAATGATATTGAAGAAGTTATGAATATACTAAGATACAATGATTATACAGCGGCAGATAGTTCTTTACTATTGGATGCGCTTGTATATGGTATCGGCGTAGAGTTGATGTATATTGACGCAACAGGGCAAACCCGTTTTAGAACTATTAACCCTACTCAATGCTTTGGTGTATGTGATGATAGTTTAACAGGTGATTTACTTTATTTTGTGCGGTTTTATAAGGCTAATGAATGGGATGAAAGCGATTTATACAACGTAGATGTATATAGCAACTATGATATTAAGCATTATCAAATGACGGGCAGAAATGGCAATTTAACGCTTATGAGTGAAGAACCGCATTATTTCAGCCAATGCCCCGCAAATATCTTATGCCTACCTGATGAAAAAAGTATTTATGATTGTGTTATGGGCTTACAGGATGCCGCAAACGAGATATTAAGCAGCGAAATAGACGATTTCTCAGCCTTTTGTGATGCTTATTTAGTATTAACGGGCGTTGATACTGACAAGGATGATATACAGGTGATGAAGGAAAACAGGGTTATTATCCTGCCGCCTGATGGAGCGTCCGCAAGTTGGCTAACTAAAAACGCCAATGACGCACAGGTAGAAAACATCCTTAAACGCATACACGATAGCATTTATAGAATTTCTTCTTGTGTAGATTATAGTAGTGAAACCCTAATGTCGGGCGTTAGTAGTGGTATCAGCATACGTTATAAGATGTCGGGAATGGAAAACCGGGCAGGAACAATAGAAGCCGCAATGAAGAAAGCCTTACAGCGGCGTATAGAAATTATATGCGGTATAGCGTCCTTAAAATTGGGTGAAGAAGTATTTAGAGATATTAACATTGAGTTTAAGCGTAATATACCTGAGGATGTAACTGCTACTATTGCTCTTATCAATTCATTAAAGGGAACAGTTAGCGATGCTACTTTATTAGGACAACTTGACTTTATACCAGATGTAGCCGCAGAACTTGAAGCATTAGACGAACAGCGGCAAAAGAATATGGATTTATATTCATTCGGCAGCGCAGCAGATGAAAACGAGGATGTAGCCTAATGGATAACTACTGGATAGAAAGACAAGCAAGAGCGCAGAACGCCCTAACTGATAAGGGAATAGAAGCAACTGAAAAGCAGTTAAAGAAATACTATTCGCACACAATGAAAACCGTTATAAGGCTATTTGAAGATACTTATAACAGGGTAGCAGAAAGTGCTATAAATATGGGACGCGAACCAACCCCCGCAGACTTATATAAACTTGATACCTATTGGAAACTACAAGCCCAATTGGCGCAAGAGTTAGAAAAGTTAGGGGCAAAGCAGGAAAAACTATATAGTCGAAATTTTATGGAACTATGGCAAACAGTTTATAAAAATGTAGCCATACCGGGCGGGGAAGTATTTACCCATATTGATACCCAACAGGCGCAGCAACTCATAAATGCTATATGGTGTGCTGACGGGCAGACATGGAGTAACCGCATATGGCGTAATACTGACAAACTACAACAGGCGTTGAATGAGGGTTTAACCGAAAGCGTGATAGCGGGTGTTAATCCTGATAAACTTAAAAACCGCCTTATGGAGCAGTTTCAAGTAAGTTATAACAGGGCTGACGCATTAGTTAGAACTGAAATGGCACATATACAGACAACGGCAGCGGAACAGCGTTATAAGGATGCGGGTATAGAAAAGGTACAAGTATGGGCTAAGGAAGATGAACGCCTATGTGATATTTGCGGCAAACTACACGAACAAGTATTTTACTTAGGTGATAAGATGCCAATACCCGCACACACTAAATGTAGATGCTGTATTGTGCCTGTTATTGAGTAAAAACATACCGAACGTCGGTTTGTTATAAAGCCTTGATAGGGCTTTTTTATTTGCCTTTTAAGGGGTTAGGCGTTAAAGAAACAACTAAATATAGTATAGGGGCGGCAGTTATACCGCAACTATTGGAGGTTTATATATTATGAATGAAAACAATACTAACGTTAGTGAAACCGTAGAAACTACGGAACAGGTAGAAACTAAGACTTATACACAAGATGAGGTGTTAGCACTCTTACAGGCTGAGACTGATAAGAGGGTTACACAGGCGTTAAAGACACAGGAAAAGAAGTTTCAAAAGCAATTAAGCCTATCTAAGTTAGACGGCAGCGAAAGGGAAAAGGCTGAAAAGGATAACCGTATAGCAGAATTAGAAGAAATGGTAAAGGCTTTTGAAATTGAAAAGAACCGCAGCGAATTAAAGAGCGTTTTAAGTTCTCGCGGTTTATCTGCTGAATTTGCCGATATTATTGCTATTGGTGATGATATTGAAGCCGCACAAGCCAATATCGACAAGTTAGATAAACTATTCAAGGCAGCAGTAAAAACCGAAATAGAAAAGCGTTTAGCGGGCAACGCGCCTAAGGGTAACACAAGCCCCGCAGAGATAACAAAAGATACCGCTAAGAATATGAGTTTAGCGGAACTAAATGAATTAGCAAGAAGCAACCCGGAAGCCTTTAATAAGGTTTTCGGGTAATTTTATTGGAGGTTTTAGATTATGGCGAATACTGTTTATGAAAATAAGGTTTTAGAAGCAAAGGCAAAGGATTTACTTACTACCGCTGTTAATGCGCGTAGTCTTATGACTATTGATAATAGCCTTTCTGCCAATGCGGGTATGATTAAGTCTATTAACACCTACGTTTATGATGGTGAAGTAGAAGAATTAGGCATTGGAGAAGGTAATACTGGTAAGGGTGAAATTACTTATAGCACTAAGGATTATACCGTAAAGATGAATCAGCAGCGTTTTCATTACTACGATGAAGATTTTATGAAGGATAACAACATTGTTGATTTCCAGATGAAGGGCGCTAATCAAAAGATGGTTAATAAAATGACTGCTGATTTTATCGGTGAAGTTAAAAAGGCTACCCTTTCCCATAGTGTCGCTGAGTTTGGTTATGAAGGCATTGTAGATGCTGTGGCTAAGCTAAATATTGAGGACGAAACCAAATTGTTTATTGTTGCCCCTGTTGCGTGGAAGGCAGAACTACGCAAAGACGAGGACTACAAGGCGGCAAAGATGGGTGAAGTAGTTTATACCGGACAGGTAGCGACTGTAAATGGTATGCCTGTTATCTACACTAATGCCCTAACCGATGCCGCTTATGTTATGACTAAGGAAGCCGTAACCCTGTTTATGAAGCGTGACGTAGAGGTAGAGCAGGAGCGTATTCAAAACGAACGCGAGAACCTTGTATATCTACGCACTGCCTATGTTGTAGCCCTTACCGATGCTACTAAAATTGTTAAGATTACTAAGGCTTAATAAAGGTTAATCACAGGGGTTTGATACTAACACTATCAAGCCCCTTTTATTGGGGGTTTGAAAATGTTAGAAGAAATTAAATTATTGATGGGGGATGCCGCAGCCGCTTATAGTGACGCACAGTTAGAACTCGCGTTGAAGATGGCGCAGCAAGAAGCCGCGACATATTGTAATAGGGCGTTGGATGATGATTTGTTATTGATAGCGCAAAAGATGGCTATTGTAAAATTAAACCGTATGGGAACAGAGGGATTAACAGGGCAATCATACAGCGGCGTTAATGAGAATTACTTAGACGGCTACCCGGCAGATATAACGATGATGCTAAACCGCAAAAGAAAGGTGAAGTTTCTATGATTTATAGTAATATGCGCCTTTATGATTATTGGTTAGTATCAGTAAATGAAGCATACGGGCAGGAAGTGCTACCCGATGCGAAAGCAGAACCAATAGGAAAAGTAAAACTTTCTATCTATCCCACAAGCACAGGAACGCAAGAAAATATTTTATACGCTAATTGCGCCTATGTAGGGCTTACATTTGATACCGAAATTGATGATAAATATGTAATTCTATACGAGGGTAAGCGGTTAAAAGTAATGTATAAGCAGCCTATGGGACGATTTAAGCAAGTATTTTTGAAACAGGTGGAATAACTATGTCATTAGAAATACAGGGCTTAGAAAGCGTATTTGAACGTTTAGAGGGCATAGCGGATGCCGCAAAGGCTAAACAGGCTATTACTAAGGCTTGCCTATTGGTTGAGCGTCAAGCGAAAATCAACGCACAGGCATTAAGTGAAGGTGACGGCACATTAGCGGGTAGTATCGCAAGCCGTATAGATGATTATGAGGGCGTAGTATATACGCCCCTTTTCTACGCCCCTTATGTAGAGTATGGCACAGGCATAGAAGCAGAACACCCAACAAAACCGGGTAGGCAAGATGTGCCGTGGGTTTATGTGGAGCATAGCGGCGAACCACGACAAGGGGCGCAAAAATCATACACCCTTGAAGAAGCAAAGCAAGCCGTAGCAATCCTACGGGGTAAAGGCTTAGAAGCCCATTATACCTACGGACAGAAACCACAGCCCTTTATGCGTCCTGCGTTGGATGATAACCGGGATAGGATAGTAGAAATATTAAGGGAGGGCATTATACAAAAATGATAGACTTTACACCTACATTAGTAGAAGCCCTAAAAACCATTTTACCAACACACTATGAATTGAAGTTAAGCAGCGGCACACAAACGCCCTGTATCAGTTACCAAGAGCGTAGCAATACAGCAGAGGAAACAGGGGATACATTAGGGTATAGCCGCATTTCTTATACAATTAAGGTATGGGGTAATGATTTAGAGCAACTAAACAATTATGCTAAACAGATTGATAACAAGTTACGCCCTATGGGATGGAAACGCACAGGGGCGCAAGAGTTATATAGTTATCAATCAAGCATTATACAAAAGATATTAACCTATGAAGCGAAAGCGAAAGAAGTATATTAAGGAGGGCTATATATATGGCTGAAATTAGTAAGGGTATTAAGTTATTTCACGGTGAAATAGAATTAACTAACTTACAGGAAATTCCTGATTTAGGCGGCGAAACTGAGGCTATTGAGGTAACTACCTTAGCCGATGCCGCACATATGTATGTAAATGGTATTAAGAATTATGGAGATAGCCTTGATTTCAAATTCTTATACGAAAAGGCACAATTCACCACGCTTAACGGCTTAAAGGATTCTCAGGCATGGAAGGTAGAACTACCTGACGGGGCTACCTGTTCTTTCGGCGGCACTTGTAGTGTGCGTCTTGATGGCGTGGGCGTTAATGCCGCATTGGGCTACACCTTGTCTATCAAACCTGATAGCGAAATGGTGTGGAAGTAATTTAAGGGCGTGGGGAAAGGGGTTTAACTCTCTTTCCCCTTTTCCCTGCCAATTTGCGCCCTTCCTGCCCTTGTAGCCTATTGGATGGGAGAAAGCAAGGGTAAGAGCCGCAAAGGGCTTAGAACGCAAAACAGACGGCTTAAAACGCATTTCAAAAAAAAGAGAGGTAACAAAAAATGATGTATATTGACTTTTCAGCAGGAAACAAGGATTACAAATTGCGCTTATCTATTCGGGCTACTGTTGCCCTTGAAAAGCAGTTAGGCGTAAATCCTTTAATGATTTTCGGTAATGGCGAAACCATCCCAACTATCACAACTATGGTTCAAGTTCTCCACGCAGCATTACAGCAGTATAACCACGGTATTAGTATGGATGATGCGTATAGTATTTTTGAAGCGTGGTTGAATGATGGTAATACTATTACCGACTTCCTGCCAATTATTATTGATGTATATAAGGTATCAGGCATTATAAAGCAGGATGAAGAAGCAGAAAAAAACTAATTGACGGCGTAGAGGATAAAACCTTTGCGCCGTTTTTGTTTGAAAAATACGCTTATCAATGGCTTAATACGGCGTTAGATTGTGGCATTACTGAAAGTGCTTATTGGGATATGACATTAGCAGAGGTAATAAGAGCCATTGAAAGTTATAAGCGTAGATATAAAGCGGCAGAGCGTCAGCAAGCCGCATTTGACTATATATTAGCGGATGCGGTAGGGCGTAGCGTTAGCCGTGTATATTCTTCTTCTAATACGATGCCTAAACTTTATGAGTTATACCCTACATTGTTTGATAGTGACGAAATAAGGGCACAGGAACAAGCAAGGCGGGATGAATTAAGCGTGTTGCGGTTTAAGCAATTCGCGCAAGCCCACAATGATAAATATAAGGGGGCATTAGTAAAAAATGAATGAAGAACTTAAAATTATTATATCTGCTGAGGTTGATAAACTAAGGCAGGGCGTAGAAAAGGCTAAACAGACTGTTAAAAGCCTACAAGATAAATTTAAGGAAGCAAAGAAAACCATTAAAGAGGATTTAGCCGCAGCGGGTGAAAGTGCTTCTAATGTCGCTACTAAGATGGGCGCAGGGTTTGCCGCTATTGGAGCAGCCCTTATAGGCGCAGCCGCTTCTACTGAGGAATACCGTAACCAACAGGCACAGTTAATATCTTCTTTTGAAGCAGCGGGGCAGAGCGCAGCAGCAGCCACAGAAACCTATAACGGCTTATACCGTGTATTAGGTGATGGGGGACAAGCACAGGAAGCGGCGCAGCACTTAGCAAAGTTAGGCGTAGAGCAGCAGCATTTACAAGAATACACACATTCTTTACAGGGCGTGTATGCCACATTCGGCGCAAGTTTGCCTTTGGAGGGTTTGACGGAAGCCATTAACCATACTGCCAAATTGGGAGAGGTTCAAGGGCCGCTTGCCGATGCCTTAGAATGGAGTGGAATTACCACAGATGCCTTTAACGAGAAGTTAGCGGCGTGTAATAGCGAAAGCGAACGCGAAAAACTAATACGCGAAACCTTAACAAGCCTTTACGGCAATGCGGCAGACGTATATGAGAAGAATAATAAACAGGTATTAGCACAGAGGGACGCACAGGCGAAACTACAAGAGACATTGGCGAAAGTAGGCACGGCGTTAGCCCCTGTAATTACTGCCTTTACAAACTTAGCAAATCAAGCCTTAGCCGCAATTACCCCACATATCACGCAATTAGCCGAAAAGTATATGCCTAAACTTGAAGAAGTATTGAAAAAAGTAGGGGAAGCAATCGGCACAGTAGTTAAGTGGATTGTAGATAATTGGGATTTAATCAGCACAATAGCAACAGTAGTTTTATCTATTGTAGCCGCCTTTACTGCGCTTAATGTGGCGATGAAAGCAGTAGCAGCCGTAACGGCTATTTTCTCTATGAATCCAATAGTTCTTGCTATTGGCGCAGTTATTGCCGTAATTGCCCTATGTATAACCCATTGGGATGATATCAAGGAAGCGGCTAAAAAGGCATGGGAAGGTATTAAAAAAGCGTGGGAAAAGGCGGGCGATTGGTTCAAAGGTATATGGAAAGGCATACAAGGCGCATTTTCTAATGTTGGTTCGTGGTTTAGTGATACCTTCACAAAGGCGCGACAAGGCGTAGAAAAGGCGTGGAGCAGTACAAAAACCTTCTTTTCTAAGAGTTGGGAAAACATTAAAACCGCATTTTCTAAAACTAAAGAATGGTTTAGCGATACCTTTACAAAGGCGTGGAACGGAATAAAAGCAGCCTTTGCTAACCCGAAAGAGTTTTTCAGCGGCGTATATAACAACATCAAAGGCGCAATTTCAAGCGTTGATAGTTGGATGGGTGAAAAATTCGGCGCAGCGTGGGACAATATCAAGGCTAAATTTGCGGGTGTTGGCACATTCTTTACAAACGTATGGAATACCATTAAGAATATATTTTCAAAGGTTGGCACAGCAATAGCAGACGGCATAAAAGGGGCTGTTACATCTGCTGTTAATAGCGTGTTATCTACTGCTACAAGGATTATCAACGGCTTTATAAGTGCTATTAACTTTGCTATTGACATAATTAACGCAATAC